TACCGATAAAGCTATATGGCGTAAAAGTCATGCCAGTGGTGAGGCCGAAGGCCCCGTCATTGTCATTTACTTGTTCCGATCAATGCCATACAACTACTCGAAGACTTTCCTGCAAGCGATACACGATATCTTTCTTGACAGTTCTATCGAAGGTTACTCAGCAAAACCACACATCATGGTTGACGCCATTTTTGGCGATAATATCCCTACTTACGATTCTACAATTAGATCGTTAATCGGAAGTATTACGTCCTATGATGTGTATGGGCAAACTCCTCGCACAAACAATCAGACAACCGAAGCTGATGTGTTCAACTACCACAAACGGTATGAAACTGCAGGAGTTCAAAACGCTCGCCACAAAATTGTCCCCGTTATTTCACCGGGATACAACGATCGTGGCGTGCGACTCAGCGCAAATCACCCTCCGCTGGACAGAGCTCTCGCTACGTACGAAAAAGGATCCCTGTTCAAGTGTCATCTCAAACACTTGGCTACATCTGCTTCGAAACACCTTGCTGGAGAGCCCAGAGATGTACTCATCAATTCTTGGAACGAATGGCATGAAGACTCTCAAATCGAACCGTGTGTTGGTTCAGGTACACGAAGTAAACCTGACACTCTCACTATGGGTACACCTTATGAGCCTTACGGCACTAAGTACTTGAATATCCTTGGAGACTACACGGTCCCGTCCTATGTCGCTCAATCCGGCTCTGAAGCCGAGAACGAACATGGACCAGAAATGGAAACTTCGCTGGTAATGTCGTCTAAACAAGACACATACCACCACGACGACGCCGTTTACTTTGGTGAACGCATTGGCTCGTTGAGAAGTATGATCAAACGATATACCTGTCTTTTGAGAAGAACCAACCCTGCTGCGGGATTAGAGATGCTAACAATGCCTCAATATCCGCACTATATTGCAAACCAGCCTGAACTTTTGAATACAACAGCTCAAGAAACGCTGTTAAATCGAATTGGCTGCATGTATTTAGGCAGACGTGGTTCAATCAGATATAAGGTTTTGAATGATTTCCACAACTCCACACCGAGAATTTCGACTGTGGCACTCACTGACGATTCTTCACTCGCAGTGACTGGTAACAATGGTTCCGACGGCCTGTTCGCATATGGCTGGAACGGAATGGACGCTGTTACCGGAGTATATAACCCCGTTTTGGAATGGGAAGTTCCGTATTATTCGAACGCCCGTTTCCACGATTCAAGATCCCTATCCAGGGAGAATGACAGAGGTTGTATCCATACTTATGATACTAATGCAATCTTCCGCAACCACTACCTAGTGGCTGCTGGTGATGATTTGCAATATTTCTATTTCATGGGAACTCCAAGTGTGATTTTCACATAAAAATATAACGGTGGTCGTTATATTTACTAGGAAACTAGTTAGAGACTACGTAAAAGTTAAAACGCTTTAGGTTCAATCCCTTCGGGGAGGAATTTTCCTTAAAAGATACGTGGTCGAGGACCACGACTTTCACGTGGG